GGTTGGCAATGCCGCACTGAACGACCAGTCCCTCATTGAGCTGAGCTGCTTGCTCGAGCAGGACGTGCCACACCTGGCACCCGATGCCGTTTGGCTGAGCGGCAAGCCCGTGCTCTACGCACACTTGCAGGATATGGGGGTGCTGACGCTCAGCCACGACGTGGCAGGAAATGTCGTGTGCAGGGATTGCTGTAACGAAACTATCCGCCCGCAAGCAAATCCCGCCGCTGGCAAAGCTGACGTCGGCTACCGTGGATATTGTCGGGACTGCGGCTGGATCGATCTGACCCGGGAACAGGCACATTTTTGGCAGGCGCAGCCTTTGAAAATTGCTCGTTGGCTGGCCAGTGCATTGCAATTGAACACGCGGTTCGTCGTCGAGCCCGTCATTGATGGCGTGCTCTGGCGACTGGGCGAAATTGAGCATCGCCGTAAACGCCGAACCCTGTTTTTTGGACGGCGATTGCCATCGTCAGCAGACGCTGTCCATGCAAAGCTGAATTCACTGGTGGCGCCCGGCGCGGAAGTGATTATTACTACCAGCGATATTGAGCAACTACGCAACTCAGTCTTGGCAGACCGATTGGTCGTTCCGTTACGTGCGGTGGCACACATCCGCAAGGCGGGCTTCGTCATTGAAAACCTGGACGCCTACCTTGTTGGTCCGGGAGCGGTTGAGACTTCTGACGAAACTTCGCTACGGCTGATGCATACGCAACGGGTGGCGCTCATTGAGGGTGAAAAACACAAGCTCTCCCCGCAGGTGTTCAGCTTCCTGAAAATTCTCGAAGACGCGGATGGCGACGAAGTTCACAAGCGCCACATCGCCGAGACGCTTGGTATGGAGGCGGCTACCTTTCGCACCGCCGACATCGTCAAGCGGCACAGGGTGGTGTTTGACACCTTCGTCGAATCAGACCACAAGGGTAGCTACTGGCTGAAACCCGATTTTGTGATTTTGGAGAGGAGGTGACTGATACGAAAAGCATGACAACGCACCCAAGAACCCCATCCTCCCCATTCTGAAAGGACTTGAAATGAGCGGCAAAAATCAACACGTAGTCTCTCGCGAAAACGGCTGGGCCGTACGCGGCGAAGGAAATCAGCGCGATACCTCGCATCACCGTACTCAGGCACAAGCCGAACGTGCAGCCCGCGATATTGCGACCAACCAGAAAAGCGAAGTTCTGATCCACGGTGAAAACGGACGCATCCGCGAACGCAACAGCTACGGCAATGACCCGTTCCCGCCGAAGGGTTGATCTCCAAAGCATTTCTCGACCCATTGAAAAGCCCGGCACGCAAGTGACCGGGCTTTTTTACATCTGCCGCCAGCAAATCAACGGTTACGCACTTATTTACCGTTTTTGCCTACGATTTCTGTCCCCCTTGCCCACCGGTTTGCCCACCCCCTGAAGCCGAAACTGCCCTCACGTTTTCGCAATTACCTGAAAGGAGAAAGACGTGAGTGTTAAACATCAGAACCAGCGCCAATTGGCTGAACGCTGGGACGTATCGGAAGCCACCCTTGAACGCTGGAGGTCAGAGGGCCTCGGGCCCCTGTACTTGAAATTGCAGGGCCGCGTTCTGTACCGCATCGAAGACATTGAGGGCTTTGAGGCGCAGTGCCTGCACAAGAGCACGTCGGCTCGTGTGGCGCCCGGCACATTGGCAGGAGGTGTGGCATGAACTCGCCTGCACAAACCTTCACCAGCCAGCAAGTCACGGCGATGCCCGCATCTGCGCTGGCTGAGCTTGATGCCGCTGCGCTGTTCCATCTCAAAAACCGCGCCGCTGATCAACTTCGTACCGCCAAGGACGAAGTCGAGCACATCGATCACGCCTTGAGTCTGAAGTACGCCGAGCAGGCGAAACAGCTACGTCTGGTGCAAGGCAAGGATAGCGGCGTCGTGCATTTCGATGACGGGGTAGTGCGTATCACCGCCGACCTTCCCAAAAAGGTCGAGTGGGATCAGGTGCAGCTGGTCGACATCGTTGCCCGCATTGCTACTGCTGGCGACAACCCCGACGAGTACGTCGAGTGCGCATACCGGGTCAGCGAGACCAAGTTCAACGCGTGGGCCTCATCCCTGCGCAGCCAGTTCATTCCCGCGCGGACCGTCAAGGTGGGTAAGCCCAGCTTCCGTCTCGCTTTACTTTCGGAGTAACCACCATGCTTAAAAACCTCATAGACGCTCTGCGCAAGAAAACCCTGTCGCTCTCCGACCTGCCGGCCACCCTTCGTGTCCCCGGACATGGCGGCCAACCCGACATCGATGGCCTGGGGCTGGCTTCTGCCTCGGTCGACGATCTCGCCTTCGCCATCCAGGGGCTGGAAATCAAATCGTCAGAAATCGTTTGCCAGTTGCATTCGTTGCGCCGTTTGCACGACCTTGTCCGGTCGCGGGGCGCGCTCGGCACGGACAAGATTTCCGACATCTTCGGCGGGGAGGTCTGATATGGGCTTTCCCTTCATTTCCGCCGAACAGCGGCTCGCTGAAGTACGTGGCTCCAAGGGCGTGATTCTCGGGCCTTCGGGTGTTGGAAAGACCTCCTTGCTCAAAACCGCCGATGCAGCCCGCACCTTGTTCATCGATCTCGAGGCCGGTGACCTGGCCGTGCTCGACTGGCCGGGCGACAGCGTGCGTCCGCGTACCTGGCAGGAGTGCCGCGATCTGGCCTGCTACATCGGCGGTCCCAATCCGGCTCTGCGCGATGATCAAGCCTACAGCCAAGCGCACTTCGACCAGGTTTGCACGCAGTTTGGCGACCCCGTCATGCTCGGTAAATACACGCTGATCTTTGTGGACTCGATCACAGTGGCCGGTCGCCTGTGTCTGCAATGGGCCAAAGGCCAACCACAGGCCTTCTCGGAAAAAACCGGCAAACCCGACACCCGGGGTGCTTATGGCCTGCATGCCAGCGAACTGATTGGCTGGCTGACCCAACTCCAGCACGTTCGCGACAAGGACATCTGGTTGGTCGGCATCCTCGACGAAAAAGCGGATGACTTCGGACGGAAGTTGTTCGCTCCTCAGATTGAGGGTTCCAAGGCATCCCTGGAGCTGCCCGGCATCGTCGATCAGGTCATCTCGATGGTCGTCTTGAAGACGGAGGACGGCACGCCCTACCGCGCCTTCGTCTGCCAGCACATCAACCCCTGGGGTTACCCCGCTAAAGATCGTTCGGGTCGGCTAGACATCGTCGAAGAGCCGCATCTCGGTCGCCTTATTTCCAAAATCACCGCGCCCCGCGCGTCAATACACACAGGAGAATCTTCATAAACAATTTTTCCAACAACAACAACACCGCTTGGACGGATCTGAACGATGCCGAAGACCAGCGCGAATATGCACTGATTCCGCCCAAGACACTGGCCAAGGTCATCATGGTCATCCGTCCGGGAGGCTACGACGACCTCAGCCAAGGCTGGGCAGGAGGGTACGCTACCCGTTCGGAGAAGACGGGGGCGATCTACCTCAACGCCAAGTTCACCCTTTTGGAAGGGCCGTTTGCCAAGCGCGTGGTATTTGGCCTGATCGGGCTATCCAGCCCAAAGGGGCCGGAGTGGTCGAACATCGGGCGTAGTTTCCTGCGCGCCATTTTGAACTCCGCACGGGGTATTCATCCTGCGGACAATTCGCAAGAAGCGCAGAGCGCTCGCCGCATCAAGGGCTTTGTCGATCTCGACAGTATCGAGTTCGTTGCCCGTATTGATGTTGAAAAAGACCAGAACGGCGATGACAAAAATGTCATCAAGGCGGCTATTCAGCCCGAGCACAAGGACTATGCAGCGCTGATGGGCAACGTGCCACGCGGTAGCTCGGGTGGCGGATCGAACGGTGGGTCTGGCGGTGCAGCACCGTTAACCGTAGCAAGGGTTGCCAATTCTGCGCCACCTGTTTCTACTCGTCCAGCTTGGGCATCGTGAAAGAGGCCCGGCCATGATTTTGCGACCCCGCCAACGCGAGTTTGTCACCCGCTGTGTCAGCGCACTCAAGTCCCACGGCAACACGCTGGGGGTCGCCCCGACCGGTG